GTGGTAGTGTCGTTTTTGACGAATGTGGTTTCTTGACAGAAGAAATGCTTGAAGTTTATGGCGCGTTTGCTGCTGTTAACAAGGGATTCGTTTCTGGTAAAGACCGCAATGGTAAAATGATTGACACTGTTAGACTGAGAACATTTGCTACAAATATTCCGAACCAGAAGTTTTATATTAGTTCTGCATCTAGCACTGATACGAAGTATTATAGGTTATATAGGGAATTTGCAAAGCGCCAATTAATGGGCGATAGAGATTATTGTGTTGTGCAAGTTAGTTGTGATGTAGTTCTTAAGCCAACCATTCATGGTGAAGTTGTTAATGCGCTTTTAAAAAAAAGTGACATTGAAACCGCTGTAAGGACTAATCCAGAAAAGGCACGTAGAGAATATTACTGCGAATTTACGTCTGACGCTGGCATGAATGCAATTATTAGGCGTGGTACAATTGCTAGAAATAGTGAAACTCGTGCCCCTCTTCTATATAATGATACTGGAAAAAAGAAGTTTATTCTAGCTTACGACCCAGCTAGAAGTCGAGACAACTCTGTCATTCTTGTGATGGAAATTTATCAAAATGAAGATGGAGAATATAAAGGACGAATTGTAAATTGTGCTAACCTTTTAGATGTTGGCAAGAAAATTAAAAGTCCAATGAGAACCCCAGATCAAATTGATTATTTAAAACAATTGATTTTGGACTACAATGGTGACGCACCCGACTATGAAAACATAGAGTGCGTTTTAATTGACGCTGGTTCTGGTGGTGGCGGTGTAAATATTGCAGACTTCTTAATGGAAGATTGGGTTGACAAAAAGGGGAAAATGCATCGCGGCTTAATTGATAGAGAGTATAGTGAAGAGTACGTTGGACGATATCCCAATGCAATTGACAAATTGCGCTTAGTATCTCCTTCCCAATATAAATCTATTATTTACGAAGCATTAATTGAAATGCTTGATATTGATGCTATTAGTTTTACTACGGACTATGACAACAAGGGTTATTTGACAGTATTTGAAGCTGATGAAAAGAAGCTTGAAAAAGAAAAGAAGCGCATTGGTGACGAGTTGAAGATTCAAGGATATTCTGGTGAGGAATTTACCAAAAAGCTTGAAGAAGAGTTGTCGCGTGCTTCTTGTGTAAATACTAAAGTTGTTAAACTTGACCAGTTTCAGGAAATTGCGTTGGCTAATATTGACGCGATGAAAGAGGAAATGGTCAACATGGTTCGTAAAAAGAGAGAGTCTGGTAAGGACTCTTTTGAGCTAACTCCAGAAAAAGAAAATAAGCTGCATGATGACCGTAGTTATTGTGCGGCTCTTTGCGCGTGGTGGTTGTCTGAAAAGCGCTTGGAAAGTATACGTGCTCGTAAGAAGCCAGACGCAAATGATATATTAAATAAATTACAAGTTAACCGTGGAAAGCCACTTAATAAACTATTTGGATCAGGAAGGCGGTGAGTTTTGTGGCAAAAGAATTGACGAATCAAGAACGAATTGAGACATTAAGTCGTGAGGAGCGCAATCGTGCCGCATTCGCCGCGCTTCAAGGTGCGTTGTCACTTATTGATTTAACTCAAAATAAAAGTGTTACATATACTACTTACTCTCGAGAGAGTTTGCGTAATTATTTAAAGAACCCTGCGAGTGAAAATAACCAAAAGAACTTACGTAAGTTAAGTAATTATTTATATACTGTTTCGCATGTATATAGAAGATTGGTTAATTTTAAGGCATATCAAATGCAGCTTAAGTCTTGGATTGTGTATCCAGATGTTATGTTAACAGAGGAGCCAGACCAGGAAAGTATACTACAAAATTATGATAGTGTTACAAAATATATTCGTAATATGGACATGAAGAGTCAGATTTTGAAGTGCATGTTGCAAGCGTGGAAAAATGATGTTGTATATGGATTTTGCTACGGAGACCCAGAAAATGATGGTGAATTTTTTATACATCTGTTAGATCCAGATTATTGTAAAATTTCTAGCCAACATTTTTATAGGGGTGTATTAAATTTCGCATTTGACTTTTCATTTTTTGATTCTAGCACAAATGCTTATTATTTAGAGGCATATGACCCTATTTTTAAAAGTATGTACAATAAGTATTCCAATGATAATACATTGAGGTGGCAGGAGCTACCAATTGAGAATACATTTTGTATAAAGATTAATACTGACAATCTAGACTATCCAGTTCCTCCGTTAAGTGGTTTGTTTGACAGCATTATTAATCTTGCTGACCTGCAGGCCGTTCAGGATTTAAAGGATGAATTGGAAGCATACAAATTGATTTGGGCCAAAATCGGGACTATTTCTGGCACAAAAGATGTTGATGACTTTGAAATTGATCTTGATTTAGCAAATGCCTTTTATCAAAAGTTGCAATCAATTTTGCCTGAAAATATTGCGCTTGCCATGTCTCCAATGGATTTGGACACAATTGATTTCCAGAGCAATAATGCCAATGATGTTAATATTATTTCAGAAGCGTATGAAAATATTATTAATGCCAATGGTGGCATTGTATTAAATCAGAATAAGATTACCAATAGCGCAAGCTTCAAATTGGCACTACAGTTTGACTCTATGGACGCAATGGCTCCTATTGAGCAAATTAATGCGTGGGTCAATTTATGGGTTTTAAATCATCTTGGTGAAACTGGTATGGTTGTTGAATACAGCGATGTTAGCCCCTATTTTGTTGATGATAGAATTGACAAGCTTCTGAAGTTGGGTCAATATGGCGTTCCAATCAAACTTGAGTTAGCGTCACTAGTTAATGCAAACCCAGTTAAAGAGCGTGGCATGTCGTTTATGGAGAATGCGCTTGGAATGACAACAACGTCATGGAATAGTCCATTAGTATCTAGTAACGTTCAAAATGGCATGACGGAAAATGGTGACGGTTCTGAGGGTAGAGCTAAGTCAGATGAACCATTAACTGATGAAGGCGAAAAAACGAGAGATGGCAATAAAAATGCCAAGTAAGGAGGATTGTGTATGAAGAACATGAAGTTCATCATTGTGCAAGATGAAAACATTGCACAGAAACTTATTTCCAATGGGTTTCAGATGATTTCTAAAACACATGATGCTTATACATTTATGAATGCAATTCCTCAGCATTTTAATTTTGAAGATATTGATATTAAAAAGTTAGTCTACACCAATAGGCTTGCTTTCTAATATATAGACGTATTCCTGAATCTAGAAGAAAGGAGGATGAATATGGCTAAGAAAATTATGACTCTTGATGATTTATATATGTTTTTTGTGCAACAGAATAAATCTTTCAGTTTTAGCTCCAAGGCATCTGGCGAGCCAATTATTGTTACTACTAATGGCCATTTTGCCACTGAAGAAGATAATGATATGCCAGGAATGTTAAAACTTAAATTGAAAGTGTGCCATACAGATACCAATAGGAATGGCAGTCATATTTCTCAAGAAAACATGGAAGCAGCCATGCCAACATTAAAGTATCGTCCTATTTTGGCATATATTCATGAATTGCCGGACGGAAGCAAAGATTTCTTCGCGCATAACGTTGAATTCGTTGAAGATGAAAGCGGCGATACTCAGGTTGTATATATTGAAAAACAAGTTGGTTGTTTTACTGCTGATGATCCATGGCTTGAGTATGACAAAGAAATGGACAAAACATATGTGATGGCGCATGCTGTTATTCCAGAAGAGTATACAGAAACCGCAGATATTATTCGTAGAAAAAATGGCACAAAAGTATCATGCGAATTGGTAATTAATGAGCTTGCATATAATGCCAAAGAAAAATATCTGGATCTTACTGATTTTTATTTTGGAGCGACCACGCTTTTGGGTTGTGACGAAGACGGAAATGAGATTGGTGAGGGTATGCTTGGTGCAAGAGCGGATATAACGGATTTCTGCCACAAAGAACCCGTATTTGAACATCAAGACAAATTAGTTGAAACTCTTGAGAAGTTAAATAAAACTTTATCAAGTTTTCATAAACTAAATTCAGAGGAAGGAGGAGAAGAAGAGATGGACAATTTTGAGAATGAAGTCGTAGAGGAAGTAGTTGAAACTGAAGTTGAAGAGACTGTCGTTGAAAACAACGAAGTTGAAGAAACTGTAGTTGAAGAGGAAACTGAGACTGAAGAAACTTCTGATTCTGAAGATGGTGATGAGAATCAAGAAGAGTTTGAAGAAACTCCTGTTGAAGAAAAGTTTGTTAAGACTTTTACCGTTGAGCTTTCACATGAAGACGTGAGATATGCGCTATATAATCTAATTGGCCAATACGAAGAAGAGGATAATGAATGGTATGACATTCGTTCCGTGTATGACAACTATTTTATCATGCAGGGCTGGTTCACCAATAAGCTTTATAAGATTGGTTATACTGTTGATGGCGAAAATGTTGCTCTTGAAGGCGAGAGACAGGAAATGTTTGAGCTCATTGTGTCTGAATCTGAGAAGATGGCTATCGAAAAGATGCGTGAAGATTATTCTGCTCTTGAGTCTAAGTACAACGAACTTAAGGCGTTCAAGGATAATTATGACGCGTCACAGGTAAAGGCTGAGAAAGAAGCTATCTTTAATAGCGCAGAGTATGCAGATATCAAGGATTCTGATGAATTTAAGGCGCTGATTTCTGATATGGATAAATACTCTGTTGAAGAAATTAAGACAAAGGCCGATCTGCTATTCGCTGCTTCTATGAAGAAGAAGTTTAATTTCGCATCCGAGAAGCAAGAAAAGAAAAAATCTGTTGGGCTGAACTTTAACGCGCAGCCAGATGATAAGAAGCAAGCCTATCATGGTCTATTTGACTGAGGTTTGACAATACAAAATTAATATTATGAAAGGAATGAACTAATTATGGCACAGGATATTATTAATGCTAATCACATTGTTTGTGAGTCTACTAACATTCTATCTAGCAACTTTGGCGGCGGTCATATCTATAGCATCGCTATTTCCGAAGACATGGACAATGGTCTACTAGTAGCTAGAGCCGAGTATGTTGCTGAAGAGTATGAGGATGAGGTTTGGAACATGAAGGAGTATGCAGCTGGCGATGAACCCCTGCTACTACTAAATCCCCCACTACTGCAGATGACCGAGCTAAGAGGTTATAACACTGAGGATAGATTCTATAATGCTAAGGGCGACAGAGTTCGTGCTTATACTCTAAGAGTTGGTGACCGCATCACTCTATCTGAGGTTGCTTTCGAGGGCGCTCCCGAAGCTAAGAAGTATGTTACTTTTGATGCTGATGCTAAGAAGTATATTGTTAGCGACGCAAAGACTGAAGGCCAGTTCTGCGCTCAGGTGCTAACCAAGATTATGCGTACTAATATGACCATGTATAAGCTACAGGTTGTAAGTCTATAAGTTTGAGAAAGGAGGACGAATATTATGGCTAAGCTATTTAATTTTGCCGCAAATGTGCGTGAAGTATTTGAAAATGATGAGAATAAACTATTTGCTTTTAATAAGCTAATGCAGGATGTTGCTAACAACACTCTAGAGGAAGGCATCTCCATGAAGGAAGCCAATGACAAGATTGTTTCTATGTTTAATCAGGTTCTTGGTCTAAATGAGAAGTCTAGCAAGTCTGACGTTCGTAAGGCTATCCGTAGAAATCAGCAGCTCCTATTTGATCTAATTGAGGAAGTTGTTCCTAATCTAATTCGTACTGGTTGGCAGGACAATCCTTTCTTCAACGAGTATGTTGAGACTAGAAACCTAGATATCGGCGACAAGGCCGTGTTCTATACTGAGGACGAAACTCTACTAAGCGTGTCCAAGGTCTCTGGTAACCACTGGGATATTGATCGTCAGAGACTAGGCAAGGGTGCTTCTTTCTCTGTTGAGACCTCTTGGTACGGCATCGGTGTTTACAGCGAGTACGAGAGACTACTAACTGGCGCTGAAGACTTTGCTACTTTCGTAAACAAGCTTTACGAGGCAATTGACAGATATGTAAATGAGTCTATTTATCAGGCCATGCTATCTGCTGCTGCTCAGCTACCTGGTGGTGTTGGTGGCAGTGGTCAGTGGGTGAAGACTGGTGCTCTAGATGAGACCACCAAGGCTGTATTCATGCAGCTAGTTGAAGATGTTCAGATGGTTACTGGTATGGACGTTGTTGTGATGGGCACCAAGACTGCTCTAAGCAGATTAGAAGGTATGCAGAACATTCAGTGGGTTTCTGAGGACATGAAGGTTCAGAGAAATACTACTGGCAGAATCGGCTACTTCGAGGGTATCAGACTAGTGGAAATCAAGCAGGGCTTCCGTCTAAATGATACCACTCAGTATCTAGTTGACGACAAGCAGCTATTCATTATGCCTGTTGGCAACAACAAGTTCATCAAGGTTATCAACGAAGGTAATCCTGAGATGAGACAGGTTAATGACAACACCGCTAATCAGGACATGACCTATGACTACAGATATATGTGGAAGATGGGCGTTGGCGTTCAGATTGGTCTACTATTCGGTGTTTGGAACATTACCATGTAATTAACAACACAAAATTAATAGGATTAAAAGGAGAAATTAAATATGGCTACTAAAAAGGAAGTTGTTTCTGAGGAAACTGAAGTTGTTCAGGTTGCAAAAACTGAGCCCAAGAAGACTCCTCGTAAGTATGCTCCTGACGAGCTAATTACTTGTCGTAGTATTACTTACGGGGAGCTTTTGCTCACTGGAACTAAGTCTAAGTTGTTATATTCTTGGGCTAATTATGGTGATACTACTGAAGTAGAATACCAGGATTTGCAGGCTCTT